ATCATAACTATTGTCACCTGTGTTTTTCCAATCAATAGTAGTATCAAGTCCAACCAAGTCTTCCTGCTGTTCGTTTGCAGTAATCTTTTTACGCGTAAACTTACTTGCAGGAACACGATAAGCAAGTTCAGACTTAGGCCTGTCCATACCATCTTGTATCGGTTTAAAAAAGAAAGGATAATTAACCGATATTGGAACAACTTTGTCTGTAAACATTTTTTTAGCATCAGCACCACTTTTAGATAATATACCATATCTACTATCACTTGATATTGTAGCTAAATTAACTGTTTCGGCTGAAGACATGAAACTGAAACCAGATCTTCTGTTTTTAAGATAACACATACCGTAACATCTTTTGTCAGCTTTACAAGCTTCCCAAAATATAAAAAACAAACGATTTGCTTCTCTAAAATCAGGCGCACCTACATCTATTTTACTCCATTGTAAATACATATAGTGACTACCTGTTATATACGTTGGTGTTTTATTATTCATAAACCAAAAGCCTTCGTCTCTACGTTTAAACTCTTCGTCTATGTAATCATACCACTTTTCTTTTTGATCTTCAGGATATGATCTCCAGTCAAATATATTTTTAAGTTTACTTAGTTCTTTAGGATATTCTATTTTTTGCCATCTAGAGGATTTGTGCATGTGCAATTGCAACGGTTCCAACGGCAAGCCAATACGCAAATTTTGTATCTCAAGTATCTTCCCAAGTTTACCAGTTTTTGATATAATGATAATATCGTGTTCTTTATTGTATCCATATTTCCATTTTTTACCACGGTTCATCCGTGTGATTGTTGTTTTCTTTATTGGTTCTACGACCTTAACTAAACTTTGATCGTACATTACTTAGATCTGCCTTCTGCGAATCCTTTAAAAGCTTTTTTCTCTGTCTTTTCAGGTGTTTTGCCCTCAAGCAAGTTATTTTCTTCTTGAATTCTGTTAAGTATTTCAAACGCATCAAATATTGCTAGTTTTTTAGTAGCTGCAGCATTTTTAAGTCTATCAGCACTAACATCATCTTCTGTGTTAGTAATAATCTTTTCTCTAGCAACGTTGATTAATTCTTCAACTGCTTTCTGCCCAGCTTGGATTATAAGCTTCTTCGTTTCCTTCGTATTCATATTTAATTGTAATAAATTTATTTAAAACTCTGTATAATCTTTTACCGTCTATAATAAACTCATAAGTTGAAAAAGGTGTGAATCCTACAAGCTCTCCTACTTTATTAACACCGTCCGTATATTTAACAATACCTATACACTTTTCTTCTTCACTTTGTTTTAGTTTATCTCTTTGTTTTATTGGTTGTACAAAACAATATCCTTTTGTAGCTTGCCAATCATTATTTCTTTTATATAAAAATATTTGATCTGGCTTTACTAAATAAGTATTTTCATTAAAATAACTTCTACTGTTTTTTTCTTCACCTTTAACATTATGCCAACGCCTAAACACGTTGTGGTGCACAATAACAGTGTCATCAGTTTTTATATCTGTGTTATAAGCTGTAGGTATAGATTTAACAATAGCTTCTCTATTTATATATTGATGATTAAATATCTCTGTATTTAATATAAGATTTTTGTCATCAACTTTTTTAACATTATTATATCTATTACCTTTTGGCTCTATAACAAAGTCAAAAGGCGCTTTCATTAATACTCTAAATTATACTCTACAGATACTGCCATGTTTTTGTTAAAGTCTTTCCAAGGTAAAACGTCTTTGTTTTTCTTTATGTAAATAGAATATTTATCTTTTTCTTCTATTATATCACATATAGTATGCCCACCATAAACATCTTGGCCTACAGCATAGTGCATAGCGTTTTCTTTATAGTCTTTACCTACAGTAATTTTTCTAATTAGTTTGCTCATCTTTTGTGTAGTTTATAGTACCATCTTGAATATTAACATCGTCTGTACCGTAGTTCTTTTTAAATTCTACTTGCATTTTAGACAACTCTTCTTGAAGCATACTAATATGATGTAATATATTATGCTTTTTGCTTTCAAATGTACCTATTTCTAGCTGAGCTCTATTTATGTTATTGATAATTGATTGTACTTTATTTAATTCGTCGTTTGTAATTTTTTTAGCCTTTTCAGCTTTCTTTTTTGTTTTTGCCATTTTATTTAATTTAATTTAATTTATTTATTTATGTTATTTTTGCTGCTCTACGATTTTTAAAGTAATCAGGTCTTGGAGCTACGTGACATATACAAGCACCACTGTTTAATTCTACTTTGTCATACATACCAAATATAGTAACTCCAGCAGCAATAGTGTCACTACTAGTTATTAATTGAGCGTCGTTATTACTATCATCTGTTACCGCACCCCAGTCTGTATCTAAAGTTTGGTTTGTAGCTGTGTCTGTAGAAGCAAAATGTGTGTCTCCTAAACCTAGTCTTTCACCGCCATCTAGTGTTTCTAATATTTCAAATGTTGCGTTCGCTGTTATAGTTATTGCGCACACATAATATTTAGCTGTAGCACCAGTTAAATCTAACTGAGCACCATCACCAGATAAAAATGTTGAGCCGTGCATAAAAAGCTCATTACCTGAGCCAAATTGATTAATTGCCATATTTTTATTTTTTTACTTTTTCTAGTGACCTACCACCGAAGTAAGCACCGATCACAGTTATTAATACTAGTTGTAATAAGTCTACCCACGAGGCTTTAACTTCAAATGATATAACGCCAGCATCGATAAATATTAACAATACTGTTGATACACATAAGAATATTAAAACTAGTGGTCTTATATTTTTTGATAACCAAGAATCAGAGGCCATATCAACCTTCCATCTTTCAGTTACTTGCTTTTGCATTTCAGCTTCGTAACCCATTATCATGTCTTTTATTTTTCTTTCAGCTTCAAGCTTTTCTTCTTTTGAAGTATGTAGATTATCTATAACACCACCTACATTTTTTACAAGTTCACCAGCACCAGCTGAAAATATTTTATTTAACATATTATACGTTTTGTTGTGTTCCGTTGTTAGCGTCGTCTTCCCATGGAAAACCAGTATCACCAGCTTCTTTAGCTACGCCATCAACTATTATCATGTCTTTACCACTTATAGTCATCCTAGGATATGTAACGCCATTAAATTTTACAAAATCATCTCCATAAGCTAATTTACCAACTTTCATATCAGTAGAGTGTCTCATCTCATGATTAATAACTTGTTTTTCTTCGTGGCTACCAGGTATTATTTTATCACTTATGTATATACTACCATCCATATTAGCTTCACCTAATATTCCTTCATCTAATGGTTTTCTAATTACAGGTGTGCCAGGCACTGAAGCGTCACTACCTGCTTCTTGGCCAAAACGCATTTTTTTACGTATAACGCCGCCGTACACACCTTGTATTCTACCTTTACCTAGTTTAAACCCCATATTATCTGTCTTTATCTTTTATCATATCATCTATAGCTTTATTGTAAACTTTATCTGTATATGATTTATTGTTGTAGAATTTACTTCTTTCTGATGTTGGTAAATCTTCTTCACCAAGTAATATTCTATATATTCTACTTATTAGTTGTGAGCATTGAAAAGAAGTTTTAAATATAGAGTATTTAATAGTTGTTCTATTACGTTGTCTCCAAACTTCGATCCAACCTTCTCTTCTTAGTTTTTCCCACCGGTTTTTGTCCCAGCTCATGGTATAAGTACCATCTATAAATTCGTTTCGTGTAAATCTTTTTTTACAATCTAAGTAAATTAATAATTCTAAATCTGCATCTGTTAATCCGTAAGTCTTACAAGCCCACTTTCTAGTGAGCCTGTAATACTTAAGGATATTCATTTCACGCAGATCCTGCGCGGTTAGCCTCATTTACTATCCAGCTAGTGTAACTGAGTCACAAGCAGTAATACCAGAATTTGCTAAGAAAACTCCAGCTTCTGAATCTGCAATAGTAATAAACGCTTCTTTCATAGAACCAGTTGCAGATATAGCTTCAACTATTGCTTTAGCTGAATCTTTTTCTGTACCACCTACACTTAAGATAATTTTATCAACTTCGTCAGCTGTAGTATCTTGACCAGCATCTACTAAAGGCTTGAAGTAAATATTTAATTTTCCATTGTTGTCTACCTCAAATCCAGTAAGTCTAGATGATGGGTAAGTGTAAGCGTCGTTAGCTCCGACCGCAAAATACAAATACTTTTCCATTTTAATTTGTTTTTTAGTTAATAATTAAGTTAATTTACGTTTTTAAGTTTTAGGTTTATTGTTTATGGTTTAGGTCTAATCTATAAGTACGACGTCCATTTGTTTTATAACGCCGTAAAATTTATCTTTATGTTGTATACCGTGGCCCGCATGTCTATCGTAGTACACCGTGTCGTCTACGTGTATACCTTCTACAAGGTTACCAACAGATACAACTTTTGCTTTTAAATACCTATTGTCTTCGTTAATTTCATCTGTTAAAATCAACCCACCTACTTTTTTAGGTTCGTTTTTTATAGGATCTATGATTATGTAATGATTAACTGCCTTCATTGATACGTATGTTTGAAATTACACAATCAGCAGATATAATAGTAGTCACCACAGAAATAGAATTTTTAAGTGCTGTTTTAGTTACAAGCACAGGATCTATAACTCCAGCTTCTACCATATTAACTTCTTTGCCTGTTACAACATCAATACCAACGCCTTTATTAGGCCTAGGCCCCACTTGTTCTATACCTGCATTAGAAAGTATTGTTTCAAATGGGGATTTAATTGCATTCAGTAGTATTGTTTCTCCAACGTTTTCAGATTGCATGCATTGAGAAGCGTTTAACAAGGCAATACCTCCACCCGGCACAATACCTTCTTTTAATGCAGCTTTTGTAGCGTATATCGCATCTTCAACTCTATCACGCTTTTCTTTTAATTCAACTTTAGAATTAGCACCAACACGCACAATACCTACGCTTCCTGACAACATTGCTATTCTTTGTTGTAAATATTTCTTTAAAAAGCCGTTTTTTTCGTTTTTATACAGCTTTTTCACTTCTTTTATACGTTCTTTTACGCTTTCATCAATATTTTCAAGCGTAATTACTGTATTTTTGTCATCTGTAACCACTTTTTCAGCTTCACCGAGTATATCTAATGATATTCCGTCTAAATCATCACCTAATTCTTCGTTAATTACAGTAGCATTTGTTAAAATAGCTAAATCTTTAATAGTATCTTGCTTTGTAGGACCAAAACCAGGTGGGTCTATAATATTTACTTTAATATTACCTTTAACTTTGTTCATTAAAAGCGCAGATTTTACTTGTTGTGACACTGGAGCTACTATTAAAAGTGATTTATTGTTCTTAATAACAAACTCTAGTATGTTTTGTATCTTTCTAACGTTAGGTATTTCCGATGCTACTATTAAAACTAGCGGATTATCAAGTACCGCACGTTGTTTTTCTGTGTCTGTAACAAAATGAGGTGATGTAATACCACACTCAAGCTGTACACCATCAACTAATTCAACGTATGTTTCGTCAGTTTCAGAGCTTTCCATCAAAACAACGCCATCATCACCAACTTTTTTATAAGCGTCAGCAATAATAGCGCCAAGTTCTTTGTCGTTGTTACAACTAATTGTAGCAACATTGTCTAACATGTCATCTTTTACCTCAATTTTAACGCTATCAAGATAATCGTTTACTTTTTTTAACCCACTATTAATACCTTGTTTAATATCTCTAGTAGAAGCACCATGTGTTTGCTCATGGTTTATTTGTTTTATCAGTGCTTCAGCAAGTACGGTAGCTGTTGTAGTACCGTCACCTGCTTCTTTCACTGTATTTCTTGCAGCTTCTTTAATAAGTGTCGCACCCATATTTTCAACCGGATCAAACAAGACTACGCTTTCTGCAACGGTTACACCATCTTTTGTGATGACCGGTTTACCGCGTCCATCTTCGTATATGACGCACTTACCGCTTGCGCCTAATGTGGATTTTACGGCTTGGGCTAGCTTACTTACGCCAGCTATTATTCGTTTTTTAGCGTTATCGCCAAAGTTTAAATCTTTGACAATCTCGCTAGGTAGATTATATTCCATTTAATTTAATTTAATTTAGTTTCTACTCAAATGTTTTTATAACTTTAGGGCCTTTTGTAGCCTCTAGTTTTTTAGAGAAGTGATCGATGCTACCGTTAATTGCTGTTTCAGCGCCTTCAATTGTTTCTCTTCTTGTTACAGCGTGCCACTCTTCATTGTCAGGGTTTGAACACTCTGTTTGATAATAACCATTAGCTAGTTGTGTAATACGCCAGTTAGCTTTAGTAGCTAAATGCTTCCACTGGCTAATAGTTTTATCGTTCGGTTTTTGGTTGCTAGTATATGTACTAGTCTTGTAATACAAATAAGTCATTTTGGTTTTATTTATTGGTTAATAATTTGGTTAATTTATATTTTTAATTAGTCAAGTCGCTCTAAATCTTTTCTTTCGTATTTCTGATCATACGATATCTTGTTCCGCTTGAATAAATTTTTAATAGAATCAGTAATTCCTTGACGTTTACTATAATCATAATTAATACGTACGTAATTTCCATAACCTGGTATTTCTTCTTCTACTACTTTACCTTCTTCAATGCCTTTAGGAATATCACCGTAAATATCTTTTCTTACATATAACTGTTTTCCTAGATCACTATCAATATTATCCATTTCAAAATATTTTGGACCTTGATATTTTACTAATCCTGCTTGATTATCACCTGTTGTAACAGGTAAAGAAGTTAATGTTCTTGGTGGTACTTTGTACATAGGTTCTATAGGTTCTATAGGTTTTTGACCTGGATTAAACCTTTCATGAAATTTTGGATCAACACGATCCTTGTGATAATGCCTAACATCTCCTTCTCTATAAAGTTCCATTTGGTTTCTTCTAATATTTGCATACTGATTAGCAAGACCTCCTTTTTTATAAATCTTATCACGTTGTTTCATATAGTCCATAACTTTTGGATTATCTGAAATGCGTAAAATTTCATTAGGATTATCTTTTTCGTAGTAATTAATAACATCAGTTGTTCCATCATCTTTTGTGCTGAAAAGTAATTGATATTTATCACCTAGACTATCTATTCTCTTCATTTCTTGGTATAACTGATCCATCTTTATTTGATTTTGATACCTTTTATTTTTTCTATTCCACTCTTGAAGTTCTTGTTTGTACTTGTTTTGTTCTTTGTTGTATACTTGCCTTTGCTTTTCGTTATACGCCTCTATTTCAGATGACAATGATTGACGCAGAGGTGTTCCTTTTATTGTAGGGCGAGTCATTTTAAAAGAACTTTTTTGCCCAAAGTTTAATGGTGATCTTAGTTTAAATGAACTGTTTTTTTTCATGTTATTATTAGTTAATAATTTGTCTTGCTAATCCAAAATTTTCTCTAAGATTTCTTGGAAATGATTTCTGTCCATAAAAATCGCCCATCCCCATGCTTTCAAGCGCTTTACCTCTAGTAGCTTGATTACCAGAGTACATTTGTGGATTAGTAGTAGCAATACCTGTAGCAACATTTCCTACATTGTCACCTTCAGGTCTTATTATTTCTGTATGTTTAACTGGTGATACACCCATTAATTTAGATGCAGAAGGTTTATTTCCTGATCTTAGTTTAAAAGCTGATTTTGATAATCTTTCCATATTATTCGTTTTTAGTACCTCGGCCAAAATTACCTCGGTTGTTTTTAATACTCACTCTTTTCACTTCACCGTTTGACATGTGATGTATGTCACTATCAGATCTTTGGCCTAGCCTTTGGTTTTGTGCTTTTTTAGCTTTACGCGCTGGAGTTTTAGCCATAGCTATATCTCTACGTTTTTTAGCCGCAGCAGCTTCAGGTGATAATTTTTGTTTAGTTAGTTTTATTGGTGAGCCTTTCATATATAGTATTATCACATAGAAAAAATAATATTTACTAATGTTGAGGTTAAGTGTTGCACCCTATCCTCCGCTTCGCTTCGTTGTTGTGAAACCGTTTGTACAAAACCCAGGCCCCCTTGCTATTTGCGTATTGCCGCAGAATTTTTTGCGTTTTGCCTATAGGCCCCAGGCTTTTTAGGAATAGCGCTAGCAGCCGCGCTGTGTATAGCATTTGCCGCTGCGCAAGTCACAACACTAATTCGACTGTCTGTAGATAATATATATATAATAACTAAAAACAAACTAACATGTCAAACAAAGTAAACAACATCACAACAAAAAGATTCGTAATTAGAAAGTCACTAATAGGTACTAACACTGTAATAACATTTGTTACAAAGAAAGGTAAATCAGTAACATACAATCACGACGAAGTGTACACACGTAACAAAGATAGATTTGAAAGTATGAACTGTTTCCAAAAGTATAAGTCATACACAAATACAAATAACATACCAACATTCTGTAGATAATACAGAGTGCTGGTCACTACACGCGCAAGCGTGTATAGCAAATGTGTATAGCACGCGCCACCTCCACTAGTCACAAACTTAATTCGACCACTCCAAGATAATATATATGAATTTAAAAATAATAATTATGAGTATAATAAAATCTATTAAACAGACTGACTTCACTACTATAATAACTACTAAGTCGGGTAAAGTGAGAGTGTACAAATTTAATACTATCGAAGAAAATAATAAATTTTATAACTCACAAGTATAGAAGTTTAGAGTAATACCTACTAACTAATAATAACTAATAAACAAACTATATACTTTACACAACACAAATTCGATGTAAGTAAGATAATATAAATGTAAAACAAATATAAACTAATAAAAACAAACTAATTATGAAAGAAAATGTATTAAAAAGTAAGAGATTTGTTGTAAGACAGTCTCTAATCGGTAAAAATCAAACAATAGTATTCACAAATAAAAAAGGTGATGTAGTTAAGTATGACCATGACAAAGTATACGAAATAATGAAGAAGAAACTAACTACTCTACCATGTTGGACTAAGTACAAGTCGTACACCGCGACTAATAATATACCAGTAGTATTAAGAAACAAAGTATTAGTTTAGTTTGTTTGAGTATGACATTAGGTAGTTAAATAATTAGAGTAACTACCTTTTGTCACACTTTTCACAACATAAATTAAATACGAGTAAGATAATATAAATAAATAAAATATGTCAAGAGAAATTAAAATTAACAAGTATCAAGGTAACACACACTATAGTGTACACGTAGTAGACAGTTTCGGTCAAGAACATCACTTAGGTTATTGGAAAAGTTTTGAATATATTGAAGATATTGAAAAAAAGGCAGAAGAAATATGGTCAAACGAAACTAAACAAGAAGTAGACTCAATGAGTAAGGCTATCAAACAATGTATAGATATAGATATTAAAAACGGTATAGAACCAAGTTTAGACTAAATATTAAATTAAAACAAATTAAATTATGAAAAGAATTATAGAAAATCACCTGGCAGAAATAATAGTAGTATCAATAATGTTAATCGCTTTTTCAAGTTGTACAAGTACACACTATGTATGTGATGCTTACGCAATAAACACAGAAAAAGTACAAGAAGATATTGATGAGTTATCGTATTATATACAAGAAGATGCATTTAATGGTAACTTAGACTCAACAGTAGTACAAATATATATTGATAAAATAGATGAGTTAAACAAAGAGTTAATGTATATTAGTGGATATGATTGTGAGAACTGTGACGAAATAGACTAACACAATATAAAATCGAAACACTAAAGATAATATATATAAATAAATATTAATTAAATAAAACAAACTAATTATGCAAACTATTAAAAAATTTAAAACACCAACTAAAAATTATATTAAATATAAAATTAACGGCGAGCTATACAGAGCTTATACTATATCAGACTTACCAAAAAAGTTTGGCACTGATAAACTAAACAGTTGGTTAACTATAAACACGCTAGGTAGCGGCCACTCTGGCTTAACACTTATACACGAAGATAACTTTGAAAGCTGGAGCTTATGAAGTGTAAGTGCAATAATATAATACCACAAGGTAGAGTTAACTTAGGTTATAAAACATGTGTTAACTGTTCAACTACAGAAAGGTATGGTTGCATACCAATTACATACCACAAAACAGGTAACACAATACAAATAATGTCACAAAGTGATGCAGCACACATAGCTAAAGCTACTAGACGTAGAGGTTATGGTACAATGTTGGGGTAGAAAGGCGGCCGAATAATCGAGCGGGTTCAAGTCCCGCACTACCACAAAATAAAAACAATAATAGCAAGATAATATAAATAAACAATTATGAAATATATAACAGTATTAGATTTTGAAGCAGGTAAAGTATATCAATATAAACTAAATATATTAGATAAAAAGCATGACTACGAGCTATTTATAGACTATCAAGGTCACAATTTATCTAACTGCGAGTGGATGATACATAGTGATAATAAAATAATAACAGAATAACATGAAAAAACTAACAGCAAAAAAAGTACAAGACTATATGTCTTACAGAACATCAGATAGCATGAAACATTGCCCTGAAGCAATAGCTAAAGCTTGTAATCAAATGGCAAGTGAGTATACAGATACTGAATTTGCAAAAGCAGCTGAGCCACTAGACTATATGAGACTATTATTCTTTAATGACCCAATTAAAGGTTTGTTTACACACAGCTACGGCTTTCACACAAGAACAGGTAGAGCAATTATTGAACAACTAAAATCATTATACTATGAATATAAAACAAACGTTACAACTACTTGATATACAAGAAGTTACAACAAGTAGACAAAAATCAAATGGCACTCGTGTATTTAAATTACCAATCAAAGACTTGTACTGTCAAGACGGTAGTGCTATACACGTCGCTTCTTACAAGTCTGGCTACGTTAGGCGGGTAAACTTAAAAGGCCATACAAATTGTTATCAGCTAAACAAAAGGTGTGAAGGTGAGCCAGAATATTACGAAGTAGAACGAGATGGTTTAAGTCCATTATATAGAAAGTTTACTACAAGAACTTGTGAGCTAATACCTAACGAACAAGATAGACTAGAGTATTTAATAAGCTATTGTCTCAAAAACTACTACATAGGTCACGCTAACAAAATAGCTAGATCAAGTGATGAGTATGTACCTAAGTGGTATCACGAAGAAAAACTAAATCATTTCAAACAAATTCAAGAACCAGAAGTAAAAGTAATTATTAACGGACATAGATATAATATAACATGATAGAAATAATAATAGCAATAGGTGCGGGTATAGTGCTTGGTATGTACATTACATCACAAATAACTAAAACTATATCTGCAAGTATAGAGTATAAAAAATTTTTAAAAAACTTAGAAAATTATGAAGAAAAAGAAACTAAACAGCAAAAATCCAAAGTACAGTGACAAAAGCAAGTTAAACCTAGAACCATATTTGTTCAAACAAAGCTATGCTACTATAAGAACAATTGATGGTAAACCAACTGGTAACAAAGCTATAGTTAGAGCTATATGGTATTAATCACAAAATAAAAACAAATAACTACAGATAATATAATAAAATTAAATAATATGCAAAACAACAAAGAACTGTTAGAAGCTACAGTAAAAGGCTTACAAGACAAGTTAGAACAACTACAAACAGAACTAAATGTTAAAACATTAGAATTAAAAAACATTAATAAACCAAAGTTAAATCAGTCTATGTTAGATGTTATATACGACTGTATTAATGATGGCTTACATGATTTTGATTTTAATTGTGAAAGTCATTATGACTTTGAATATGAATTAGATTATGACGGTAGAGTCAGCACTAGTCATATAGCTTTTAATAGTGTTGATTATATACAAGAGCCTATTATGAAAAGTATAGAAAATAAGTTTAACATTATAAATGATACAGAAGATGAAAGTAAAAGTGTATAATATGACAAGTCATAACGGTAACAAAGTGGCTAATCAGTTTGAAATATATACTAATAAAGGTAAGTATTTTCAAAGCTATAAATCTATAATAGTATTTATAAGTAACAAAGGCCAAGTATATTTAGATGAATACTATTGGGATTATTCTAGAACTACAGGTAAATATAGAAATATGTTTTTAAACGAAGGTATAAATGATACTAGGCAAAAAATAATATCAGGTGAGTATAAATTTAAAAACTTAAATTAATGTATAATATAATAGGATTATATAGATATAATGAAGCTGAGGTCATAGACACAGCAGACAGTCGATTAGAGGCCATAAGACTGGTTCATGAATATAGACTGGCCTTTGGTAATAAATGGATAATTAAATTTAAAAGAAAATAATATGGCAACAAGAGCATTAATAAATATAGTACAAAGACAAGAAGGTAGATCGTTTAGCAAAATGCTAAAACCAAGCGATATATACGTGCAAATACGTAAGCACTATGACGGTTATCAGTCAGGTTTAGGTGTGACATTAGCTAATTATCTACAAGGCTACGACATACGTAATGGTATACCTAGCAAGTATCAAGGTCCAATAGCTAATGGTATAGGTTGTTTAGCAGCTCAATTAATTAGCTATTTAAAACAAGAGCCTGGTGATGTATATGTACAACCACCAGTTGATTTAGGTTTAGAAGATTACGTGTACTATATATGGGTAAAAGAAGGTTCGAGAATAATGATAAGTATATTCGACTATACAGAAGAGTGTATATACGTAGGTGATTGTGAAAGTTTAATAAAAAAATATGAACATGACAGATAATAAAAGAGTAACTAATAAACAAATACTAGATAAAATAGACTCATTAAAAGTTGGTGATGAAGGTCTAAGTATATTAGCTAACAAAATAGTTGCACGTATGGTTAAGCTTAAATCAATGGAAGAATGGTTCCAACATGCTAGTAAATCAGATTTATCTTGGCAAACGTATAAAGAATTAGAGTTGTCAGAAGAAGTTGAAGCTTTAGGTGAAGCTGCAAAACTAATGACACTAATGAATATATGCCAAGAAGAAGAAGAATATGAAAAATGTGCTATTATAAAAAACCGTATGAACGAAGTTAATAAAATACTTAAAAAATATAATAAGTAATGAATATATTTTATTTAGACAAATGCCCTGTAAAGGCAGCACAAGTACAATATAATAAACATGTAGTTAAAATGATACTTGAGTCAGCTCAAATGTTGTGCGCAGCTCATCATGTGTTAGGTAGTAAATTAAATATACCTTATAAAATAGCTCATAAAAACCATCCGTCTACAATATGGACACGTGAGTGTGCAGCTAATTATTCTTGGTTATATGAACATATGAGAGCTTTAGGTGATGAATATACAAAAAGATATAATAAAGTACACATGTCAATAACTAAATGTAAATACTTATGGAGGTTTCCAAATGATATACCACGTACAGAGTTTACACAACCTCCACAATGTATGCCTGATGAGTATAAAGATAAATGTAGTATTAAAGCATATTGGAATTATTACATCGGTGAAAAACATGTTGTAGCAAATCCGAAAACAGAGAAAATTTATAGTACAATACCGGGGACTGTGACAACAGCCCCTTAATAATAATGAGTAATAGGCTAATGTCATACGATAGAAATACAAATAGATTAGATATGTGGCGCATCGTATATAGAAGGTTTCCAATAACAGATAAACCTACTGTAGAAAACGAAGTATATATGTTTTATGAAAACGGTACACATGAGTGTTACGAGTTATTTAGAAGTAAAGCTAAAATAAATACTTATAAATCTCTTAAATGGCATTTATTAGTATTATGGTATTTAAATCCACAACTAGATCAAGATAAGTTTTTAAATCTAGCAGAATTTATATGTGATAAGTCAAATAATTTTGTTACATTTGCAATACACAAAGATTTATTAAACAAAATAGTTTATGAAGTTAGCATGTGTGATTTAGAAGAGCCGCCTAAAAATAAAATACGTAAAGTTATATTTAAACCTTATACTACAATAAGTAAACAAGAAAAACTACGTATTGTAGGTGAGTTGATCGGTAGAACTAAACGTATAACACAAGATGATATTTATAACTGTATGCTAGAAATAAATAATAATGGTAGTAAAATTATAATATCTAAACTAGCTAAATTATTAAACTGTACTACAAGAACAATACACAGGAATATGGGAGTAGAATTAAAACGGGAGAAAGAATTATTAAATGAACAACTATAATGAAAAATTATAATATTCAAAATTATATTAGATATAAAAAAGATGTAGAAACATCTTACAAAAGATTAAAACAAGCTCACGACTATAGAGATTATAACAATGAAGAGCTTACTATTTTATTCATGCCTCTTGTAGAAAATTTAGCTAGAAAGTTTTCAACAAGCCAGCAAGCTTCTGGTGTTATGTCTATATTAGATTTAATACAAGAAGGTAACTTCGGTTTGGTAGCAGCTATAAATCGTATAGACTGGGATATGATATATAGTTCTGATGACCCAGAAAAAACATTAAAATCTTTTTTATCTAAACGTATTAAAGGTGCAATACGTAGAGGTATAAATATAAACAGAGGCGGTATACGTATACCAGAACATAAACTAAACGAAATAAATAGAAACTTTGAAAGCGATAAAAAAATGGTAGCTATGTTTTTTAACTCTGTATTTGCTAGCCTTGATGACGAAAGTATTAAAGATCAACAGTTAACTTACGAAACTTCAAATGAAGATAAATACAAGTCTCATATATTTACTATGTATATATTAGATTTATTAAGACTAAACTTAAATATAAAAGAATACGATGTAATTAGAATGAGCTATGGTCTTGACTGTGAAAAACAAACAGCAAAACAAATTGCTAAAAAATTAGGAATAAATGGTAGTGGCTCTTACGTAAGAGTTTCTAACATTAAAAAGCAAGCAATAAACAAACTTATAGAAAATGTAGAATACTCGCAAGTGATTGACTTTCTGTAAGTTAGTGATTAAAAATTAAACAAAACGTGTAACTATATATATATATACCAAAAAACCAAATTATGAAAGAATTAAACCAAAAACTAGCTCAAATACAAACTGAGCTAAAAGCAAAAAAATCGAGTTACAACTCGTTCGGTAAGTATTACTTTAGAAAAGCCGAAGACATTTTAGAGGCTACAAAGCCTTTCCTTTTAAAACACGGCGTTACAGTCACTCTTAATGAAGAGCTAATCATGACTGACCCTGTTCCAACAATTAAATCAACAGCAACAATATCAGATGGCAAAGATGCTATACACGCAACAGCTATTGTCGGTGTAGACCTTAATCAAAAAGGTATGCAGACAGCTCAGCAGTTTGGTGCAGCTTCATCATACGGTAAGAAATATTCTTTAGGTAATTTATTTTTAATCGATGATACGGCTGATGCTGACTCTACTAATACACACGGTAAAAACGGCGCTGTAAATAAAATTAAACAAGCAGCTAAACCAAATATAACAAAAGAGCAATTAACAAAAGCTAAAGAGTATATATCTGCTGGTGGTAATATTGCTGCAATAGAAACTAAATATAAATTAACAGATGAACAAAGAAAAAGCCTTACAACGGCTTAAAAACGACGAAGACTATTACGGTGATTTTGGTAATAAGTTTTTATCTAACTCACATATAGGTAAACTACTAAAAGATCCGCTAAGAGCATTTGAACCAAGCAAGCCATCACCAGCGTTTTTAATTGGTGGGTATTTTCATACTTGTATATTAGAACCTGATAAAATTGATAAATACAAAGTTGTCAAGTCTAGTACAAGAAATACAAAAGCTTATAAAGATGTTGCTGGTGGCGAGCTATGTTTACTTCAACACGAAGTAGATACAATTGAATTAATGCGAGAAAAAGTAATGAGTAATAATATATGTAAAGATCTTATACAAGGACCACAAATTGAATACGAACAACCACAGATAATAAATATGTTCGATAATAATTGGAAGGGTAAAGCAGATATTGTTAATCATAACGAAAAACTTGTTATTGATTTAAAAACTACCGCTGATATTGATAAGTTTAAATGGTCAGCGTCAAAGTATAACTATGAGATGCTATTTATAGTTATCGATAAAGCCACGCATAATATAGGCATGTTTGATTGTTCACCTGAGTTTTATGAGCGTGGGGAAGATAAGGTGCGTAGAGCAGCAGAAGCTTATGATCTGTTCTACAAGACCAAGGGTTTTGACCCTAAACAATATTTCATAAGCAAAACCTTATAAACCAAAATTATGCCGAGAACAAAAATGAAAGTATGTACAGTTAGTGGAGTAAAAACATCTGAAAAAAACTTTTA